CGACAGATAGAATAGCCTGAGTAAATATTGCTGGCATAACTGATTGAGCACTTGCAATAAATGGTTCTGCAACAATAGTTTCATTATTTTGATCTGGCATTGCATTAAATTGATTAACTACTTCAGTTAATGTTATTTGATTTTTATCCCAATAGATTTCATCAAAATAAACACTTATATTTGAAGGAACGACTGGAAGTGCTGTAAAGCCAAATGGAGTAATAAGTGTTCCAATACCAAGTCTTGGCAAATTATTTATCTCATCATTTGGAGCGGTATGTGGTGTTCCATTTGTTGTAGTAATTGCATAAGTTCCAATATTTTGTGTAGCAACCTGAACACCATCTACATATAATGTTAATATATTGTTATTATTGTTATGGTGAGAATTTAATACAATATGATGTCTTTGAAAATCAAAAATATTTATATTATTTGTAGTAGTCATAGTAATTGGTGAATCATTTTGACTATTTATTTGTACATGTAATTTATTTTGATAATGATAAATAATTGCATGTTGGTTGTCTGCATAACCATTTACATTCCAAAGAACACGAAGTCCTGTTGATGTATCATCAAGTGCTCTTCTCATCCAGAATGCTGAATGCCATGAATTATTGCCAGTACCCCAGGTATCATCATGTTCTGATTCCTTTAATATTGCTGCCCCGTTTGTATATGTACCAGTACTTTTAACAGATTTGCCGTTAATACCAAAATCTGGATTTACGACTGTCCCATTTACTACAACATTTGCAACAGAATAATCTGTATCTGAACCATAATCTAAATATGGTGCAGAACTATCAAATGTTACATATCTATATGGTGCAAAATTGCTTTGTATATATTGATAATAATAACTGCTCAAGAAATATGTTGGCCCCATTTCAGCAGAAGCAATTGCTGGTGTAGGATAAATTGTCCATCCATAATAAATAGTAACATCTGTATTTGTGGCAGATGCTGTCAAGACTGTAGCAGAATTGTTTACATTCTTTACTGCCAAAATTGCAGGATTTATAAATAATGCAGAACTTGTTATTGGAATAGCAATAGCAGTAACATTTGACTCAACAACGAATTGATGATCTCCAGATTCGCCATTTGCTTGAAGCGGTGTTGGGTAAAATGTTGGATTTGGATCTAAATTATTAATAAAACTAAAGTGATCAATAATTTCAGCATTTGTTAATAATCTATCATATATAGCAATTTCATCAAAGATAGCACCAAATGCAGAAGTTGAATCAGCCCTTTGGCTATTATCCCATCTTGATGATTTTATTGATATATTTTTTGGATTTGTAATTAATGAATTATACCAACCATCTTGTAGAAATGTTTGTGTAATTATTAATGATCCATTTACCCAAACTTTTATTGTTGATCCATTTGATGTTAATACAACATGATTCCAAGCATTTTCAACTACTGCATCTGCTGTTCCCTTTTTTAAATTTGAACTTAAATCTATCCCATCATTGCTTCCAACATTTAAAACATTTAAAATTCTTAAATTAAAACTATTATTATTTGAATATGATGCAGTTGTATCAGTGTAGTATAGTTGAATAAACCCTGCATTTAAACCAACTCCAGAATTAACTGTTGATGATTTATAAAACCAATATTCTGTAGTAAAATTTCCAATAAGAAGATTTGCCATATCAGTTGTGCTTGGTCCAAAGATTCTTATATAATTTGGAGCATCACTATAATCTCCTGTAAATTGCCAAGAATCTCCTTCTCCAACTAATCCCATATTTCCAAAACTTGTAACTTCTTTAGTTACAGTATTTCCAACAACTTCATTATCATTTGTTAACCATGAACCATAATTTGTTATTGTTGTTTGATCAAGATTTGTATAAAATAAAGGCCCATCCTCAGTTATTAATTTAAAATAACTTGGATTTACAGAAATATTTGGATTAATCATTAATGCAGATACTATCATTGGGGCTTCCGCCATTTTTGCAGGAAGCATTTTTGCTGATGCTATAAATTCTGTTGCGCTAAAACTATCATCTGTTGCAGTAGATATAATTACGTTATTGATTAATTCTGCTGATGCATTAAATGTTGTTGCTAAAATAAAATTAATATTTTTTATTGCTACAACTGAAATATTTGATGGGAAAGTTGCAGATACGATAATGGATGTTGTTATTTTTGTATAATCATTTGATGTTATGATGATGGTTGGTTCTGTCATTAATGCAGATGCTGTGGCTGGTGTTTTGCTTACAATTGCTTGACCAGAAGTTATGGGATCAACAAAAACGGCATTTGAAGCAATCATTGGATCTGCAGAATAATTTACAGATACTGGTAATGTTGATCCAGCAGTCCAAATTTCAGCAATTTCTGTTGCAGTAATTTCAGAAGCAGTCGCTACATAATAATTTGAAATATTAAAATCTTGTGTTGTAGTTGTAATTGTATTACCAAAAATAACATTAGCGGCAGTTCCAGTTCCAGTGACTGTTAATGTTGAAATTAAATTTCCATTAATATACCACTTAACTTCATTATCTACTCTTCTTATAGCAAGATAATACCAATCTGTAGTATTTACTGTAACACTTGATGCAAAATTAACAGCAGTTTCTGCTTGAATACCTATTTTTGATGGATTTGTTGCATGAGTACTGCCAGATACAACAAAAGTATATCCGATATTATTTACTGGATTTGGAACTGAATGAATGCTAATACCAATATCACCAGTTCCTGAAGGTAAAGAATTAAATTTTACCCATAAGCCAGAAGAATAATCTTCATCATTATGTCTTGATGCAAGACCAGTTGTATTAATACGACAACCAGTTGCAGTACTAGTATTATTTGTAAATCTCCATGAACCTGCACCACCAATTGGGCCAACAGTCGATTCATATGTTGGAGCATTTCCTGATGATGACCATGATGAATCTGTTGCTTGTGAAAGACTTCCAGTTCGTGTTGGTGGAAGCGTATAAGTTTCAGAAAATTCAACGCCTCTTTCAATTGAATATGAATTTATTTTATTGTGTAAGTTTGATGCCATAAAAAAAGGCTACGCCAAAGACGTAGCCAATTCACCTACCTTCAATTCTGGATTAATTGATTTTAAACTATGCCCATTTACTGAGATAGGAGCAGGAAAGAAGCGAGACCATGAGGTGACAGAAGCGGCAACATGCTTCTTGATTTCTATGGCAACAGAACACTCTACAAATGTTGCTACAACATTTAGAGTAAGTGGTCCCGCTTCAATCCTGACATTCATTATGCTACCGTGATTCTCACAATACCAGTTGCATCCCATGTAATGGTGAAATTACCATTTGAAGATGACTGATCTGAACCGAAATCAACATAGCCGATAAGTGGCTTGGTTGCATTTGTGGCAGGTGATGCATCGTAAACAATTGCATAACGAGCCGTAATTGTTGATGAAGACCATGTAACATCATCAGCATCAAGAACGATAACGTTTGTTGCTGAATTGTATGTGTTGGTCTTATTAGCAAGTGTAATTCCACCTGCTGTATAGCCAGTACCAGTTACCTCATAGGTTGATACATCATCAAAATAATTGTGTGCATCCTGATCTGGTGTGTAGGAGTTGGTAAGAAGTGCTACCTTAATGGTATCTGTATCCCAGTCAACTTCCTTATTAAGTGCTTGCTGTAGGAATTGTCCGTATAGTTTGCTAGCCATTATTCAGTCCCCCTTACGAAGCAGTCTTCTCAACGATTGCAAATGCACCAGCATCAGCAACAGCAAAGCCACGACGAATGCGTGTCTTGAGAAGAACTCCATCCTTAGAAAATTCTGCATCACGAGAAACTACTGATTCTACTCCACCACGAACACCGTTGATTAACATCTGACGGTTACCGCAGATAAGTAGAGCATTTCCTGTCGGTGAATCTGTAGCAGCAGCAGAACGTGCAGCACCATAAGATACTACTAATGGATATCCGAATAGTGAGCCAGGTGTACCAGCCAATGGATCTGGAAGAACGAGATCGTTATTTCCTTTTACCATTCCACGAATTTCTTTGAGCATCTTAGGATGTGCCATCCATACTGTGTTGGCTGCATCAAACTTGCTTGAAGACTCAACAGCACCAAGTGCTGCATTGAGATCCTCATATGAAAGTGCTCCAGCAGTTGGAATTAAATTGCTTGGAGCATCATTTGCAACTGCTGTGAGAACTGATGTATATGGAGCATCATCATTTCCTGTTTCAACTGCATAAACGCCAAGAGTAGCGTTGTCAAACTTACGTGCCCAACGAGATGCCCATTCACGCTTATAGGTGCTGAGTACATCAACTAGGGAATCGTTTACATCTTCTTCAGAGATGTGCATAATCTGTGC